GGACAGTGTAGCTACAGTGCTGTCGATTGCAACGGTCAGGGTGTTGCCCGAGCCGGATGTGTCGATGCCAGTACCGCCAGCAATGTCGAGAGTTTCGCTGTCGAGATCGATGCTTAGTGCGCCACCGCTGTCACCCTGAAAGTCAAGGTCTTGTGCAGTTACTTGACTGTCTACGTACGCTTTGATAGCTTTGGCTGATGCAAGGGTAGTATCTGTGCCAGCAACACTCGACAGGTCCGTGTCAAGGACGCCCGACTTGAGGTTGTCTACTTCGAGGTTCGACACTGTGTTGTTGTCGGCATCGATTGCTTTGTTTGTCAGAGTCTGTGAACCCGTCAGGGTAGCCACAGTAGAGTCGATAGCAAAAGTGACGGCATTGCCAGAGCCACTAGTGTCAATGCCAGTACCACCAGTAAATGTGAGTGTTTCGCTATCCAAGTCGATAGAGAGTGCGCCGCCCGTATCAGCTTGGAAGTCGAGGTCTTCTGCTGTAAGTTGTGTATCGACATAGGCTTTGATCGACTGTTGTGTGGCAAGCGCAGTGGCACTGTTAGACGACATGTTATCTTCGTCTAGAATGTCCGTGACGGTTGTGGTTGGCATCGCAATGCTGTCTACATTTGCAACGCCGTCGATGTGCAGGTCTTTAAACTGCTTGCTCGACGAACCCAGATCAATATCGTTGTTGGTTGTCGGCTCAATCACACCGTCCTTAACAACGAATTGTTCGACTGACGAGCTAGACACGTCAACCGAAAACTCAATCTGATTGTTTGGATTATCGATGACGACTTTGTTCAGTGGTGTGGTTTCGCCCGGATCACCAATGAGTCCGATGACCGGACCCTCTGCTGCCGTGCCGTCGTGCTTGTGACCGCTGGAGTTGTTAAACGCAGCAAGAACCTGATCGAATTCGTTGTTACTGTGTGCGGCGGTAATAGTATCGCCGTCAGTATACG